GAAGAAGAGTTTGAACTAGAAGATGACCAGTGGGATAACCATCCAATATATAAAGGATGGAATGCTAAAAAACGCATGGAGTTTTTAAAAGCAAATAACGATTGGGCACTATCTCAGTTTTTACATGGTGAGCAAGGTGCATTATTAGTTGCTAGTCAGCTATGTTCCTGTGCTCCAACATTCAATGCAAAGTTGTATGCAGCAAGTCAAACCTTTGACGAAGCAAGACATGTAGAAGCATTTAACAAATACATACAGATGAGAACTAAGAAACAATATCCTATCGGTCCAGGATTGAAAGGTTTATTAGATAAAATACTTACCGACCCAAGATGGGATCTTAAGTTTATAGGAATGCAAGTTATTATAGAGGGTCTTGCTCTGGCAGCATTTAATGCGTCAAAGGAGTCCTCTAGAGACCCTGTTTATAAACAAATGATAGAATATATCATAAGAGATGAAGCAAGGCATGTGACCTTTGGAATTAACTATCTACACGAGTTTGTAAAAACTTTATCAGAAGAAGATGTAATGGATAGAGCAAAGTTTGCACTAGAAGCATGTACTGTATCAAGAAATAGACTAAGACCTTTTGAGGTATGGAAAGAATATGGTTTAGATTTGGTAGAGACTGAAGAATATACCAAAGAGAATTTATTTCAAACACAGTTTCAAGAAGTATTGTTCAGTAGAATAATGCCAAACCTAAAAAAGATTGGACTACTTCCTGACGAAGTTGTTCCTGGATATGAAAAGCTAGGAGTAATGAAATACAGTGAAGCAGATAGTGATTACGAATTAAACTGGGAGGAACTTAGTAAACCATTGAAAGTAGCTGTATGATGTTATCTTTTAAACACTTCATAGAAAGTAAAAATCCAAGGATACCTCGTAAGAAAGGTCAACCTGCAAACTCAAAGAAACATTCAGATTTATATACAGATGAAAATCCAAAAGGTACAATCAAAGGTTTAGGATTTAAAGATGTTGAAACTGCCAAAGCAAGTGTTAGTAAAATTAAAAACTCTGGTAAATCACATGCCCATAAAATTCAAGCAGCAATAGCAATGGAACAAAGAGCAAGAGTAATGAAGAAAAATGCTGAAGCAGCAGTCTTTCGTTCATATATAAATGCTATGAAGAAAAAAACTAAGGAAAAATAATGCCGATTTATAATGTAAAAAATAAAAAGACTGGAGAAGTAAAAGAAATATTCTGCAGTTATGACGAGAAAAAAAAGTATTTAAAAGATAATCCTGAGTGGGTATCTGAACTCTCAGCACCAAAGATTGGCGAAGCAGGAATATTATCTGGAACTAATAGTAGAAAACATGCTACAGGTTTCCGTGATGTACTTGAAAGAGTAAGAACTAAAAACGCAGGAAGTAAGATAAACACAGAAGTATTTTAAATCATGCCTAGAGCGAAAAAAGTAGAGGGGAGTCCTTCTACTAAAGCAAAGCTGAAGATCGGCGATCTAAGAAAAGTCGATCCTCTCAACGAAAGTCAGAAGAAGTTTTTTGACTTCTATAACGACGCATCTAAGCAAATCATCATGGCTCATGGTGTAGCTGGTACAGGTAAAACTTACATTGCTATGTATAAAGCATTAGAGTCTGTACTGAATAAGGAGTTTGAAAAAGTTTTGATTATTCGATCTGCTGTACAAAGTAGAGAGATTGGTCATTTGCCAGGAGATCTGGAAGAAAAGTTAGAGCAGTATCAGTTGCCATATAAACATATAGCATCTGCTCTGTTCACTAAGAAAGCAGATAACTTGGTATATCCCGACCCATACGATAGGTTGATGTCGCAAGGTAATTTAGATTTTGCTTCAACATCTTTCGTAAGGGGATTGACATTTGACAACACTATTGTTATTGTTGATGAATGTCAAAATTTAAACTGGGAAGAACTTGACACAATTATTACCAGAGTGGGTGACCATTCTCGTATTGTGTTTTGTGGGGACTATCGCCAAACTGATTTAAGAAAAGGCACAGAAAGAGAAGGTCTTTTTAATTTCATGGAGATAGTCAGACATATGAATAGTTATGCTCGTGTCGAGTTTACTGTAAATGATATCGTCAGAAGTGACTTAGTAAAAGAATATATCATTGCTAAAATTACTGCTGAAGATACTAAACCTAAACAAAAGAGGAGTAAACGATAATGTTAGATATTCTATTCTGGTTAGCAGTCGGTGCTTTTATTGGTTGGAACTTTCCACAGCCTATCTGGGCAAGTTGGATACAGTCAACAGTAAAAGGTTGGATTGCTAAAATTAACACTAAAAAATAACTAAGGAGATATTATGCAAAAGATTATTGATTGGTTAAAGTGCGTAGGAGCAAAAATCTTTCCTGTTCTTGATACAAATAAAGATGGTGTTCTTGATAAGAAGGACTTCCAGTATCTTGAAAAGAAAACGAAAGATGAACTTGAAGCACTAGGTCGTAAGATCGGTATTGAACTGGACAAGCGACAAACTAAAGCCAAGTTGATTGCTGCTTTGAAAAAAGCAAAAAAGAAGTTAGACCTGTAAGTGGAGCAGTAAATGGTAAGCAACCTATTCGCTTCCGTAAAAGGAATGCGAAAGTTGTGCCATTTCATCCCTGGCAGGTTTATAAAATTAAGGAGTAAATCTATGTCATTTGACAGAGAAAAACTAAGAGAAGAACTCATTCGTGATGAAGGAGTTAAATTCGAAATCTACAATGACCATCTAGGTTATCCTACATTTGGTATTGGCCACCTCGTCACAGAAGATGACGAGGAGCATGGCAAACCTGTAGGAACACCTGTATCTGAAGATCGTTGCTGGGAAGTATTCGACGAGGATGTAGAAAAGTTCGTGACGGAAGTCAAGAAAGTATATCCAGATATCGATAGCTATCCTGATACTGTACAAAGAGTCCTAATCAATATGTGTTTTAACATGGGAGCACCAAGACTTGGTAAGTTCCAGAACATGAAAAAGGCAGTTGAAGCAGGAGACTGGAAACAGGCAGCAGTTGAAGGAAGGGATAGTCGTTGGCATAAACAGGTACCAAATCGTGCTGAAAGACTTATGGTCGCTCTTGAAGAAGTTTAAGGACTTTACTTTTAAGAAAATAAAGAGTATCATATATAAGTATAGAAAAACCACATCCAAGTGGGACGAGCAGTTCCACAAGGATAAAAATGGGAAGCCGATTAATATTGAGAAATAATTATGTTTAATCATGTGCCTGTTGAAATAGGCAAACTTGTGCAGGTGAATGCTAAAGGTGGGAGATATTATGAAACTCCCTCTGGGGCAAAATACCCATCAGTCACATCAGTCACTCGACTTCATAACCTAGAATCTATTCAAGCATGGAAAGATAAGGTTGGTGAAGAAGAAGCTGGTAAGATATCTAGACGAGCACTCGCTCGTGGTAATAAAATACATTCACTCGCAGAAAAATATTTGCTGAACGAGGGTGATATGTCTGACGATTTTAGTAAAGCTGACTTCGGACAGATGATACCATACCTTAACAAGATAAACAATATTCACTGTTTAGAAACTCAATTATATTCTGACCATTTACAAACAGCAGGAACTGTTGACTGTATTGGCGAGTATGAGGGGAAACTAACAGTAATAGACTTCAAGACCTCTGCTAAACTAAAGAAGAGGGAATGGGTCAAAGACTACTTTATGCAATGCTCAGCTTATGCTGTTATGTATGAAGAACGAACAGGAACACCTATTGAAAGGTTGTTGCTGATAATTAATGTAGAAGATGAAGGAGTCCAACTTATGGATGGTAAGAGGGATGACTACATCGATGACTTTCTCGATTTAAGAGAAACATTTAGAAAACTGAAGGAGTTATAAATGGTAAATCGTTTGACTGACCAAGTCTTTTATATTCGTGAGAATGATGACTGGGTCTTAAAAAGGACACAAGATATCTTTAATGATAAAGAAGTCGTTGTGTTTGGATTGCCTGGAGCATTTACACCAACTTGCTCTGCATTCCAGTTGCCTAAGTTTGAAGAGTTGTATGATGACTTTAAAGACTTGGGT